TGTGTTATTTGTTGCTGTTGTGGTCTACTTTGTTGATTTCCGGATGCCGCATAGTAGTCCCTACCTCCACCGCCACCACCTGTGTTACGTGTTTGTTCTTGGGTCCTTCCCTGATATCTTTGTGTACTTGATCCCCAAGGTGGCATTATCTACCTCTTGGGCCAAACATTTGAAATTCTTCTTCCATTTCTTCTTCTTCGGGTAGTATTCTTCCTAACATCTGATCTAAACGATAGTTATCTACTCTATCTTTATTGCTTTTATTATAATCAAAACCGTAAGGTATCTCACCTCTACCGAATTGCTCTAGATAAACGGGATCATTATATCCTGGATATGGAAATAACCCACGGTTAATTCCTCTTCCTGAAACGTCCATCATATCTGGTCTACGAGAAGGGTCATCCATTGGCCCTATAGGACTTTGATATTGCTGGTCCATAATTCCTTGTTCTCTATTTGAATCGTCAAAAGGCATTGGATTAGGTTCTGCTAGTGTGTTTTCATCTGTAAAAAAAGCACCAAAATCATCTTCTACAAATGTATCTTCTTGCCTAGGTCGTGGAGAATTAGGATCATCTTCATAATCTTCTAATTCTTCTGATCTATCATAAAATATTGGTCCACTTCCTGGTCCTGCAACATCTGCCATGTTAGGGCCAAATGTTCTTTCTGAAAAAGTTTTTAACTCTTCTTCATCTGAATCTACAGCGCCGCCTATACCGACATTATTTAGAATATCTTTTCCCATACCAGTAACATCTTTTTTTAAACCTCCAAATATACCTCTTGCAGCCATTCCGTATATACCACCTTGATCCGCATAATCCATAAATGAACCTGTTATTGGATACATTTTATTATATACGGGTTTGTTAGTTTGTCTTACATCACGGCTCATGCCTTGATACATGTCTTGCATTTCTAATGGAGATTTATTAAATACTTCCCCGTAACCATTCTTATCGTATCTATTAAAGTGTCTTCTTCTATCTTTAAATTCTTGAACTCTAGGATCATTAACTTGCATGTTAGGAAGCTGTTGCTGAATATCTCGCATGGCACTAAAGTTTTTACCTGCACCGCCACCCATGTACTCACGAATATCATCCCGCTGAGTAAATTGACCAGCAGGACGTTGATATTCGTTTTGACTTCTTCTATAATTATCTCTTGAGTCAGTAACCATTACATTATTGACTTTAGTATTAAAACTACTACGAGAGCGACTATGCCGGCTTTTACCCAGTCTTTCATTCCCCACTCGCTCCACTCTTTTAGGTGAGCCCATAAATCTTTTAATAACTTCATATTATCTCCTTTTTTTAACTTTACCACCTTTACGCATAGTCATTTGTTGACCAGTTGCTTTAGCAGTTTTTTGAGCTTGATGAAAACCTCCTGATGTATTAGGAAATTTTTGAGCACCTACCTTAGGTGCAGCTGTCCCGCCCATATTCTTTTTTATTGGTTTTGTTTTAGCAGTTTTAGCACTATTAGTAAATGCTTGTTTTGTTGGGGCACCTTTAGTTCCTACTTTTCTCATAGTTTCGCCACTTCCTGCTTTAATTCTTGCTTTTTTAGCGTGTATATTTGCATATAATCCTGGTTTACTCATAAATCCTTTATTAATGTACAGTGGGTTTTTCTAGTGAATTATATAATTCATTCAAAACCTCCTCTTGTATTATAAACGTTTCTGCGACAGCTGCAAACATATTTGCTGCTCCCTCTATACCTAAAGCACTTACATACATATTACGACATACTGCTAATAGAGCACCACATACTTGAAGATAATCATCATGTGTTTTAATTTCACTAGTAGCGGCATCTTCTATTTTTTTCATAGATACAGCAATTTTTGCTACTTTATATTTAATCGCTTTTAGTTTTTTGTCGTCCATTGTTCCTCGCTATTTTTTCATCGGCTTTAGCTTTCATGGCATCTCTAGAATTAATCATATTTTCTTTAAACATAATCATAGCCTCATCTGAATCTTCTTTGTTAACTTCAGTAGCCATTTTCATTATTCCTAGAGTAGCATCAGATTCTAATCTATCTCTTTCGATATCTAATTTTTCTCCTTCTAGCATCATGTCTTTTTGAACTTTCATTTGAGTTTCCATAGCTTTTAAATCTAGTTCTTGTTGTTTAAGTTTAACAAGAGGATCTTGAGCTTCTTTACTTATTCTAGCTTCTTCATCTTGAGCTAATTTCATAGTCATTTGAGCTTCTATTTGAGCTTGTTTTGCAGCTTTTTGATTAATTAACTGTTGCATTTGCTGTTCTACTTGTTGTGCCATTTGAGGATTTTGTTGTGCTTGTTGTTGCGCCTGTTGCATTTGTTGAGTTTGTTGTTTAAATTCTTCTTCAACTTGAGCTCCAGCCATTAAAGAAATGTGATCACAAATATGTGCTTGTAGCATTGAATAAATTTGAGGATTAATTTGTACCATACGTGTAAACATAAATTCAGCATGTGCCTGTATATGTGCTTGATGATCTTGTAATGGAAAAGCTTTAGGGCCCTTACCATTCATAGCACCTGCATTTTCTGAAGAAGGCCCCATTGGTTGTGGTAACTCTGGATCTGGCTTAAGAATAGAATCTACGTTATCAACTCCCATAGCATCATACATTCTTCTATAAGCTTCACGCATATTATGTAGCCCAGGATTAGCTGTTGCTAATTGTAACTGTTGTTGTGCTAATGTAACACGTTGTGCCATGGAAAAAATATTAGGATCTGATACTGGGATAACATCAACACGATCATCAAAGTCAGATTGTTTAATTGATTGATTACCGCCAACAACTTGGTATGGATATTCTGGAGGTAAGTATAATTGAAATACTTTAGCTAATAATTTAAATTCAACTTTTTGTGCATAATGCAATCTTTTATGAATAGCTGACATAACTTTAGTTCCTCTTTCAAGAAGAGCCATAGTTGTACCCACAGGATTTTGTTCATTGCCTTCACCCATTTTCATATCTGCAATAGCAGCAAAAGATTTACCAGCATCAACAGCAAAACCTAGTAATTGAAATAAAGTTGCACTTGGTTCTTTATAAGGAAGAGGTAATAATGATTCTTTAATAGAAGTTCCTGTTACATCCACGTCTCTAAATTCACCTGGTTGTAATGGAGTATCATCATCACGTATTCTCATGCCACGTGCTTTAAATCCTGCCGGTAAGTTAGCGAGAGTTCCTGCATCAATTAATTGTCTAAGGACACTTGTAGCAGTTCTTGATAAACCACCAAGCATGTGTATTAAACCAAATCCATAAAAGCCTAGACCTGGAAGAAATTTGTAATGTACAAAATAAGAAATCTTTTTAAAGTCTGGATCTTTTTCTTTCCAGTTTTTTCTAATAGATAATATTTCTCCAGAATATTGATCTATAGTTATAATATAAGGCAACTTAACTCCAGTTTCATCTTCAAATCCTGGAACATCACAATTAACATGCATTTCTAAAAGAGTATGTTCATCTTCATCTTGGCCATATTCACGTTGAACACCTTCTAGTGTATTTACTTTTTCTTGAGCTTCAGATGTTTCTACTTGTCCGGTTGTGATAGCAATATCTCTGTAAAAACCTTGTAGTTGTTGTTTTCTAATATCATTACCGCTTGTTTTAATTACGTGTGTAACTCTTGCTGCATTTTCTAAATCTGTAGCCATGTAATTTATAACTAAGTCTTCTCCTGTTATAAATTTAGCACATGCACGTTTCATTAATGAATCGTAATAAACTTTTTTAAAAGCAGAACCAGACAATGGTAAATAAAATAATAATTGATCCATGTCAGGATCATACTCTTGCATTACATCAGTTATTTGGTAGTTCATAAATTGTTGAACTCTTTTAGCTTGGTCTTGTACTTCTGGGGTGGAGAGTCCTATAACTTGAGTTCGTACGGGGCCGCTTGGGGGGAGAAGTTCCTTATATGCTTGAGCTTGAAACTGAGTTACAGACTCTGCTAATAAGGGGTGTACGACCCCGGACGCTCCTTCGAAGGGCTGAGTTCGGTTTTCATATTTGAATCCCAACATATCAAGGCCTTTAACATAGGAGTCTTCCCAGTCTTTCCTTGAAAATTTATCCGCTTCGAAATCGTTGATTAGATCACCAGAAAATCTCATTAGTTCTGTGTCATCTATGTAATCTGCTAAATTTGCATTATGAGGAATGTTAGTTGTATCTATAGTTTCTTCTTCTTCGCCTATAATTGCGCTTCCATCTTCCATTATCTCTACATCTTTTTCACCTACATCTGGTTCTAATTGAATTTCTTGTCCTGTAGGTTCTATCTCTAATGCGTCAGTTAAAGAGCTTAAAGCTTTTTCTATATTGTTATTTGGATTATCAACCATTATTTTTTACCTTTTTAACTTGGCCACCTTTTTTATAAATAGGCATACCTCTTTTTATGGTTTCCTTGGCAACTTTGTTATCTTTAATTAATATCATTGGAATCTCCCATCCCCTATTATCTTTATCCCTTATAGCAGTTTTCATTAACTTTGCACCACTTTTTATTGCTGCTTTTTTCATAGCTCCTTTAGCAATTGGTCCGTACGCGGTTAGGTTACCAATAAAGTCTTGGCTTCCTGGGGTTAATCTAAGATTTTTAATAGCTGGAGTAGATATAGTTAATCCATCATAACCACCTTCTTCCGCTACACGCAGCAAATATTTCATAACAAATTCATTGTAGTCTTCACTTTTTCGA